TCCCCAGAACGTAGTTCTCCAAAATTAAATTAACTTTCTTACCATACACTGTTACTTCTTCGATCATCGAACGATCAATAATAATTCTCTGATCTCTTTTTAATTTAAATTTCACATCTTCAGCCCAATCCTTCACCGACACGACACCATGTCTTTCTTCTTGCGGTTTATAATCATCTGGTAAGACAATTCCGCTTGAAGTTTCATTCGGTTTTGTTTCGGGTACCTCAATATAAATATAACGATTCACAGGTTTAAACATATTTTCCTCTTTTTTATATCACACATCCATCATTTGTACAAAATTTAACGCCGCTTCCACCGGTTTCTGTTTTAATTCTTTGTAGTGGCGTCACTTTTGCTGACATTTCTTCAAATTGCTCTTTTGTAATTGATTCATAAGGCGCCTGTTCATATCCAGTCTCCTCGTAACGCAAAAAAGAAACTGCTTTCAGGCGAGACTCATACATCTCCAAGGCACTTTTAATCTGGGGCGCCTCCTCTGGTTTAAACGTTACTGTAACGGAAACAGAGTTGTCTGCCCAATAATGCTGATACTGTGCGGCTATTTCTAGCTGTTCCCACATACTTATGTCTCTCTTGCCCTTAACGAAAAAAGGTTCGTGAACGGGGAACTCAACAACCATCGTATTGGGAGAATATTTATCCTCCTCAATAATATAACCTGCTTTCTCCAAACTGTCAAGAAGATCAGAATCATTTGAGAACCGAATGCGACGGATATAATATTCATCTTCTGAAAAATGAATACCGGGCGTAGACCCATTCAACAAGGAAACTGTGCCCGAAGGCTTGATTGACGTTGTACGAACAGATTTCGGAATACAAAGCCAGTTTGAATATTCTTCATCGAGTTCCTTGACATGATCATATGCCCTATCGCACCATTCATAAACGGTTCTACGCCCAAACTTGTTAAACGCCTGAACAACGCCCGATTGAGAAAGTCCGATGCGGCGGTTCTTGAGCATCTTTGCGTTTGTTTCTGGCCACTGAGTATTAACGAGCGTTACAGTTTTTCCATATAAATAGGCGATCTTTAGTGTTCGCAAATAGTCTTCATAGGAATCGTGCTTTGCTGGATATGTTTCTACGAGACAGCACAACTCTGCATCTTCAAGCTGTTGTTCAACACAGGGATTAAAGCCCATAACATTTGCGTCATCGTGGCGCTCTGGATCCTTAAACCTCCCACGAGTTCTGGCGTTGTCTAGCCAAATGTAACCTGGCTCACCATTCTTCTGGCTCTGCTTTGCGTGCCACGTATAATCCATTCCCACTTTGGCGTGAAAAGAATTATTAGAGCCCCAACGATGATGATATAGCTTTTCTTGATCGTTTTTCATCTCAAGATAATGTTTGTCGTTATGTTCTCCCAACGCCAACGCAGCAGAACGACGAACGTTGCCGGCCACCACACAGCGACCAATCAAATTTTCAACATCGACAATATCGACGGAGGTGATGGCTTCGCCAACCTTATCGGTAAACAATTCTGTCAGATTGTCATGAACTTCTTTTAGGGGCGCATAGCCGCTGGAAGTTCCGCCGAAACCAAGAATGGGGGCGCCTAGGGGTCGAATTGCCGAATAGTCAAACTTGGGAACTCTGTTGCCAAAAAAGAAGCCATCCAACAACATATGTACTGAATTGACCCAACCTTCCCGGGAGTCGTCAATAACATGTACATCGTTTGTAAATTGGGGCTCTCGAATCGTGATCGTGCCGGCGCCCAAAGTATCGAAGCCAACGCCAATGCCAAGCATAAGTGCGTCCATCATCCACGCAAACAAATAACCGCCCTTCGTGGACAGATCCTTGGTGGATCGAAAAGCACAATTAAAAAGTCCTGCGCCTGTCTTCTCTTCAACAAACTTGGTGCCCATCATCCAAAGACCGCGGCCCGGAGGAGTCCACTTCAAATTAAAAAGCCGATCATATGCGTCTTTCGCGGTTCTCTGCGCCTTTGAATCGTTCCATTCAAGACCAAGAGCAATGACGTGTTGTTTCTGTATATTAAACATTCCCTCCACGACGCGTCGACAGGTTTGCCACCACTCCTCGCTTCCGATGGCCTCTGGATCAAACTCGTTCAGCCGACGAGAGTACGTCCGCTTAAACGTTATATAACCAAGGGGCCCCCACGGAACTTCTTGCTCCTTATAAGGCTCAATAAAAGTATCCGATAGTCTAAAGCGCCGCGTATTCTCTAGTGTCCTCATTTCCTATGTCCTCCTCTTAAATTTTTCATATTTGTTTTGTAATAGGTCTTTCTGCATTTTTGACGTTAGCGCCACGGGGTTTAATTGTGCCTGAGTACCAGAACCGGGCAGCTTGGGCAAAATACGAATTTTTACGTTGGATGTGTCCATAAATATATTATAAACTATACCGTCAGGCCCGTTTCTGTTCTTGGCAATAAATAGCTTTCCCTGGTTCTTCTGCTTATCTTCAATTGTACGAGAAACAGAAAAAATGAAATCCGCCACAAAGCACTTATTGAACGCCTCTGAAATTTGTTCCATCGTAATTACCTCTGCGTTAAGACCGGATCGGTTTGTTTGAGAAGCTGTCCAGATGGAACATTCAAATTCCTTTGCAATACCTCGTAGCTCTTCATAAATAGATTCCAGTTCGTTCCGAAGTTCTTTTCTTACTACAATTGGCCTTAATAAGTCCGCATAGTCAACGATAACTGCGCCAGGATTAATTCCGCGCTTTACAAGGCGAGAAAGATGCGAACGAATTGTGTTTGGTGAAGCAGATTTTGTGGGGTATTCTTTGATTATTAGTCTACCATCAATGTCACTAATTTGTTCAAAGATTTCGTCTTTAAAAGTAGGCAAGTCCGAAAGTGGATATCCAGTAATACAGCTATCATAACGATTGGCGATCACCGTGTCGCATAGCTCAAGTGTATAATGGACTACAGTTTTTCCTTCTTGAATTGCTTGTGCTCCAAGGTGGACCAATACCATCGATTTACCGGCACCAGTCGGGGCGATTACCACCCCAAGTTCGCCCTTACCCAAGCCACCACCACAAATCTTATCAATGTCTCCCCATCCAGTTGTTAGGGGATTTCGGTGTCTTGGTTTATATCTTTCTTCAAAATCCGCAATAAAATCATAACCGAAATTGGTTTCGGAGCCCAGCCTCAATGCATCATTAATAACTTTTGAAATCTCATCAAATGAACAACTCTGTAGTAAATTCACGGACTTAAGCATCGCCTCTTTTAAATTCTGTTTTCGACAGAAATCCAATGACGCTTCTTTAATATACTCAATGTCTTCGAGTTCTTTTGTGTGAATGCGCGTAAAATAATCTCTGACTTGCTTTTGAATTATTTCGTTTTCATTCTCCAAATCTGTGCGGAGAATGGTAATGAGCGCATCAACAGACGGATGCGTAGTGTATTTTGCGCGATGCTCTACTATCTTCTTAACGAAGACGCGCAAATATTCTAACTCTAGAAATTTAACATCTAGAACCTCGGTAATTTGATCGGCAAAAGATCTGTCCTCGAAGATAAGCTGCGCTAACCCCTCTTGAAACGCTTTGCCATATCTTGCGAAACTACTGCTATCGGATGGAGCCATCAATCCCTCTCTGTGTAATGGTAAGTATAGCACAGACACCCCTAATGTCAATGCTAAATGTGATCAATCTTGTGGGAGATTATACTGATAATTGATACGGTTGAGTTTTTCTTTGAGATCTTCCCAGTTTAGCTCTCCGAAGCCATCTTCGCGCATCATGCCAATAATTTCAGTTTTATTGAAAGTTGATTCAAATGCCTCAATCGACTCCTTAACGTGGATCTTAGATTGAATAGACATTTGTGGGGAATACAACTGCATCATCTTATAATTGTGCTCGATGAGTTCTTTTCCCTCAACAATGTTAGAATAAAATTTAAGATTGCTCTCGACGCCCTCACAGTGCTCGATAATATCATCAACGCTGTATGTCTTCTCTTCGGACAAGAAACCCAAACGCTTTTTAACAGTACCAAAACCAACGCCGCGGATACCAGGAAGATTATCTGAAGAATCTCCAATGATTGCCCTCGCAAGGGCCATATTTGTTGGATGAACTCCGGTTTGCTCAACGATGCGACGAATATTTAGATATTCCCCCTTGACGGGGCGCAGTAAAATAGTTTCCTCGTCGCAAACCTGCATAAAGTCCCTGTCATTAGAAACAATCAACTTTTGCCAGCCCTTGTAATAGGGCAGTCGCGAAACATACGCAATAATATCATCTGCCTCAACCTGCGGGATCATTGCCTGAACGATGGGCATCTCATTCAAATACTCGATAAGGCGCGTTTGCTGCCAAATCTTATTCTTCAGTTCCTCGTCGTCTGTAAGGTTATGGAACGCTCGATTTAACTTAATCGGCTTCCTACCTGACTTATAGTTTTTGTCCATGGTCTTGCGCTTTCTGGAGCCATCGGGGCCGTCCCATATAACCATCACCTCGTCGGGTGAAGACTCGCGCACAAGCTTTTGGAGGATCATAAAAAATCCCTTGATACCGCCAATCGGTTGTCCATTTAGCGACAACGAAGGATTAACGATATATGCCCTCAAATATGCGTTCAACGCATCAATAATCAATACTCTTTTCATTTACTTTTGACTCCCTCAAGTCTGTTAAATTTAAATTTAGCTCTCACTTATAACCTCTATTCCGTCTCTATAGATATCTATTATGTGTTCGGAGTCTGTCCTGAAACACCAAAATGTGTTAAAGTGAGAACCTGCTTTCTGTGTTGCGATAACAATACCAACATGATGTTCTCCAGCATAAAAAGTATCGGCGGGGTAGGTTACCCTGATAATATCACCAATTTTCACAGTTTGTAGCTCCCTGCAACCTCGTTATCAATCGTATACACCACTCGCTTTACGCCAACGTGCTTCATAGCAGCGTGGCACATTGAGCACGGTTTGCTCATTTTAAAATCTCCCTCTTTTCCTACTCTCGCAACAAAGATGGTTGCACCCTCGGTGATTGAGCGATCAAGCCCAAGGATCGCCCCAAGTTCTGCGTGCAGAGTAGCGTGTCCTGGCTCCTTGCGAAAACGATTGCCAAAAGAACAAAAGCTTCCTTTATTAAAACTAGTGTTGCGGACGCTGGATCCCTTAACCAGCACAGCGCCATGCTGATAAGCTGGATAAACAGATTGAGCAGCCATTCTTTTGGCCAACTCCATATGTCGCCCAACTTTTCCGCTGTAATCAAAAAACTTATCTGCGCTCTTAGAATTGTACTCAGAACATTCACTCATAACAAAAACCTCCTACCGACTATACTAATATAACCGATTAGGAGGCTGTTGTCAAGCAGTTATTTTGGGTATCTTACAAACGGACAGCAAATATCCACTGTCCACTCACCCAGCGGATCCCCACCCAATGACCTGGAACCCAATTCCAAAGAATGCCATTGCGAGTATAATGGGAGTGGCGATGGGCCTGCTTTGGGCGATGCCTGGGCGTATGCGCCGCCTGGTGGTGGGTGTGGTGCTTCGCCGGGGGGTGAGCCTGTCGGGGAGCGTGCCGGGCCTCTGCGACGTTCATTGAAAACAACATTAATAGTGCTGATAAACTTACCATAATAAATCTCCTTTATGTGGTTGCCTCTTGCGGAACAGTCAAATCGTCCGGTTCGGCATAAAATGCTTTCGCATCTCCTTCACGCCGGTCAAACTTTTCAACTATTTCTTCGTCCATTAGACGAATTACATTAGCTCGAAATTCATTATCACTTTTAATAAGTTCGTTCCACTTTGAAGGTTGGAATTTCTTTGCATAGCCATCTTCCATTGATAGCGTATACCATGAGCCGGCACTCTTCAGCCGCTCAGATCCCTTAATAGCATCAAACCACGATTCTTCGTCGCGAATACCAATATCGTCCGTACCCCATAAAATACGAAAAGCGCAATTTCTTCCAGTGCTCCCAAAGCGCGACTTTTCAATCTTTACCTTTACTTCTGAACCAATACGAAATCCCTTTTCGTCGTTAATATATGCGCTCTTTGCCTTTCGGCCAGTGAGCCAGATCCGCAACGAATATGAATAGTGCATCGCCTTACCACCGGGAGTGATATAGGGCGTCGTCATCGCAACAATGTGTGCGTTTGGCCCTCTGGGAATATTAGTCTTCAACTGATTAAGTACAATCAGTGTTGCCTGCTGATCCGCAATAGGAATGACGAGCTTTGACATTGCCTTTGCAAGAATCCGCGCTTTCACAGCCATCGATGACTGTGGATTGAAATCTCCCTCAACGTCTGAAATGGCAGGGGTAAACGCCAGCGAATCCCAAATGAATACTAACTTTTCCTCAGTGGCTCCAAGAAGTTCCTCGATTGTTTCCAACACAAACTCTACAGACTGTGCCTGAACATACATTAAGTTCTCTAAATCACATCCGGCCTTTTCCAAAAACGATGGATCGATGGCAGATTCCGAATCAAAATATACAACCACTTTGCCCATCTTTTGGGCGTTGGCTGCGATCTGAACTGCCATATATGATTTGCCGGTTGCTTCCAGCCCGGCAATTTCCGTAACCTTTCCTACAGGAATTCCCGATACCTGCCCCTTACAAATAATCGAATCGAGCCAGCGTGAACCGGTTGGAATCCACTCTTTTACTGTTGTGGGGTTGTCGCCTGTCAAGTCATGGGCGACTGTTCTGCCTGCCTTTTTATTTACTAGCTTCATTAGATCGTGAATAGGCACACGTCCAGCCTTAGCTTTCTTAGCCATAAGATAATCTCCTTATTTTGTCTTTATTTTATTTTTTTTATCTTTAATTGACGATGTTCTCACATCAATATAATTATACTACGACCCAACGAAAGTGTAAACAAAAATGCCCCCGAAGGGGCATTAAAGTGGGTGAGGCACCTGATAACCCTATGCCTCCCTGTGGGCAAACCTAAAGCTAACCGGCTAGCAATTCATCAAATTCGCGGTCTACAGTATCCTTTTTTTCACTCCCATATTTTGTAGTCTGGGAGGAGCGGCTTTCGGCACTTCCATCGTTTGCCAACTGCTCATCAAGGATCGCGTCGATCTGCTCCGGGGTCTGACGCTCAAAAAGAGAATCAAAATCCGGCATGCGATCAAGGAGGGGAGAGATCGCATCAACATCTTCTATGAGGGGAGATGTATTACGACGCATCTTTAGGTTTGTCTGGGGGAAGGCCCCAGGTTTCGTGGGCTTGGTATAAGTAAGCGTGATATCAGTACCCTCGTTGATATCAGTAATATCGCCATACTCAGGATCGAGAATGTAGCCCAGAAGGAGTTCATAAGCAGTCTTGCCGTAGCCATAGACCTTGATACCTTCCTCTTCACGACCCCGAACAACGACGGGCGAGAAATAGCGGGTGCGAACGAATAGTGATTTCGCCAGCTTCTTGCTCTCCTCATCGTTGTTTTCTGCTGCTTCTCGCCATAACGAAGAGGCAAAATCACAGATCGGACAACGTTCACCGAAGTTTCGCTTCGGACACATAATACCGCCCTGATGATTTCCTACGTTATAGTGGAAAAACATTTCCCGCAACGGATCTCCGTCTGGTGCAGGAACGATACGAATATCCGTATCGCCGTCATCCGGTCTAAAGAAAACAGAGTTTCCGTTTCCTTTGTTGTCACCGCGCAAAGTTGCGAGCTTGCGGCGCATAAGCTCCATGTTGATTCCCATGTTTATTTCTCCTTTTGATGGGTAAAGTATATCAAGCGTTCCTTGATATCTAATGTAACACTCTTAACAAGCATTGTCAAGAGTTTTTTTGGATTGCGTTAGTGTGGGCAACGCAGAACCCAAAGTCTTGGTCTAAGTCGGTTTCATATATAGCATATGAAATTCTTCTAAAAGCATTTCTCGGCTTTTCTTTCAGCATCTCAACTAATCTCCGGTGGAGTCCACCATCTGTCTCAAGTTTTTTCTTATTGATACACATATAATAGCACAGATCTCTATCAATGTCAAGGTCAAAAAACCATTTTTCTTCAAGATTCTCCATATTCAATACCCCAATGGTTTTAACCCTGTTAATATCAAGCGGTTGGGAGATTTGCCCAATTTCTGGCTCTGTGTGGATAAAGTAATTTAAATAATGGACCGCTGAAAAAATCGAATTGTTAATAACATCGTAATAAGTTTTAATTGGAACATCTCCAATAACCTCTTCCACTTTCAAATTCGAAATGATCGCCATTGAGTTTAAAAGAGCCGATCTGGCATATTGTTGGAGGATGCCAAAAACCGCATTTTCTAAAAGTTTTGGAATTCCCGTCAGAAGCTCTGTATCTGGCTTGATATAGAATAAATCGATCTTTTTGTCTTTGAGTTGTTCAAGAATTCCGAGCGAATAGTTTGAACTATACGAAGATCCCACAACAAAAAACTGAATGTGATCATCGACGCCGGCAAAGAACTTTTTAAGATTTGGTATGTTGTCTTCATATTGTTCCGGTGTGTTGTGGCGCTTTAACTTGTATCTATACTTTGAACTTTTTATGATATTGTCGTTCATTGAAAAAACGTTATATTGTGGCAAATCTACAAACTTTTCAGCAATTTGTGACGCCGCATTTC